GTAATGCTACAATTGCTGGTGTATACTTTAAGACAGCTACCCTTGCTCAGGGTGCTACTGGAACGGTAGTTGTTAATTACAACGAAGAAGTTACAGTCACAAATGGTGCAACTCTTGTAGTTACTGGCTCAGTAGGTGGTAATATTACTGCAACGGCTGCTGGTCAAACAGGAGTTCAACAAGCAGAATTCACCTTTACTGTTCCAGCCACCACTCAGACTCTTTCTATTGGTGCTCAGACAATTTCTGGTACTATTGTTGATGTTGGTACGGCAACTGCATCCGACAAGGTATTTGTTGCTGGAGATGTTCAAGGTGTTACTGGCGAAGGATCAGTTAAGACAATCGCTGTTGCATGATAAGTTAATTAAATTATGAGATTTAATGAATTAAATGAAAGCAATTATATAATTTTTGCAATAAAAAATTATGAGAATCCTCATGCGGTAACAAAAGAGGACTTTGAAGAAGACTTGAAAAGATTTAAGTGGATAAAAAGACTTTTAAAACGTTATAAAACAACAGGCATTTTAAAAGCTCATCTCCTCATAAATCATTTTATTATTCTATATAATGTTTTTGGAGAAGCCGCAACACCTCTTTTGTTTTATAAAATAGATGAGGATTTGTGGCCCGTTGTAAAAACATTCATAGTATATCTTGGTAGATTGCCTGAGCATCCTATAACGGATTTGCATCTCATATCAATGGATCCTGTTTGTTTTAAAACATTAAACTCCCTATAATGTCTGATCGAATATTAAATCACGTAATCTCTGTTATCAAAACTTTGAAAGAAAATACAGATCATTTGTATTTGGAATCAAATGTGAACGAAGAGGCGGCCGCCAACTCTGTTGGCGATGGTTCTAAGGTTGGATTGCCTCCTACTCATGAACCTCCAGGAAGACCCCGCAATCGATTCATTTTTCAAAAAAATACACGTAGAAACTGGAAAAAGTAAATGTTTTCTCAAGGTCCAAAAATAGCGGTGCTCGAATCTAAACTCAGCATCTATGAGGATTTGTCTCGTGAAATGTTGGCTAAATTGGAAACGGCAGTCGATAAGATTTCCGAAGGCAATTCTCGCATTGCCACAATTCTTGCAAAACATGACGAAAGAATTGAACAAAGTATTAAGACAGATGAACTGATCGTCAAAATGATTGATGAGATGAAAGAAAATAATGATAAAGAACATTTAGAAATATCAAAAAAGTTTGAAAAAATAGACGCTAAAATAGACGACTTAGCAAAGTTTAGATGGCAAGCGGGCGGGGTAATTGCAGTTTCTTTAGTATTAATAGGTTCTATGAATATCTTCCTTCCAAAATCAATTGACAGTAATAGTGTAAACGGGTATAATAGATCTACTGAGATTAAACAACCTTAACGATGAATTTTATTGATGACAAATACGTTAGTTTAATTTCATCTAAGTTTCAAAAATTTTCAAAAAAGAAATCTGGACTCTACAATTTCAGGTGTCCATATTGTGGAGATTCGCAAAAATATAAGAATAAAGCTAGAGGTTATCTTTACTTAGTAAAGAACGATCTTAATTTTAAGTGTCATAATTGTGGAGTAACAAAAACATTTGCTAATTTTTTGAAGGATCAGGATGTTCTTGCGTATGATCAATACGTGATGGAAAGATATAAGAATGGATTAACTGGAAGAAGAACTAATACCCCAAAACCAAAATTTAATTTTGAGAAACCAGTTTTTTTGGAGAAGAAAAAAGTATTCGATCTACCAAAAATATCAGAACTAAATAAAGAACATCCCGCTCGAATATACTTAGAACAGAATAGACAACTTCCTCTGAAAATACTGGAAGAATTGTATTACTGTCAAAATTTTAAGGAGTGGACTAATGCTCAAAAATACACCTTTGAAAACACTTATAATGATGAACCACGTATTATTATTCCATTCAAAGACAAACAAGGTAACCTCTTCGGATATCAAGGCAGATCGCTCGTCCCTACGGCAAAACTAAGATACATCACGATCATGCTAGATGAGGAACAACCTAAAATTTTTGGACTTGATAAAGTCAAAGAAAATGAACCAATTTATATTGTAGAAGGACCATTCGATGCTACGTTCTTGGAAAACTCTGTTGCTATGGCTGGGTCCGACGCTGATGTTAGGACGTTTGGTTGGAGCAATTATATTTGGGTTTTTGATAATGAACCACGTAACAGAGAAATCATCAACAGGATCTCCAAAGTCATCGACCGAGGAGATCAGATAGTTATTTGGCCTGAAACAATTAGAGAAAAAGATATCAATGATATGGTCCTTACTGGACTTGATATTATGGACATATTGAAAACCAATGTCTATAAAGGATTAACGGCAAAGTTAAAATTACAAACCTGGAAAAGAATATGAGTAACGGAATTAAAGTTGTCAAGAGAAATAATAGTGTAGAATCCCTTGATCTCGATAAGTTGCATTTGATGGTTGATGCTGCTTGTGATGGCCTTGCGGGAGTTTCCGCATCGCAAGTTGAAATTAATTCTGGAATTCAGTTTTATGATGGGATCACTACGGCAGAAATTCAAGAAATTTTGATTCGATCCGCATCCGATCTAATTGATTTGGATCATCCTAATTATCAGTATGTGGCTGCTAGACTTCTTTTGTTTGCCCTGAGGAAAAGTTTGTTCGGTAGAATGAGAGAAGTTCAGGATTTATCTACTTTGATTAAACTTGGTGTTGAAAAGAATATCTATGATAAAGATATTCTTAAGAAATACACGGAAGAAGAAATTGAAAGAGTAAATAGTTTTGTAGACCATGATCGTGATTTTTTGTTTACGTATGCTGGATTGAGACAAATCGTAGATAAGTATTTGGTTCAAGACCGAAGTAGTGGCAAAGTTTACGAAACACCACAGTTAATGTATATTTTGATTGCGATGACAATCTTTGCCGAGTATCCTACAGAAATAAGACTTTCATATGTAAAAAGATACTATGACGCAATCTCAAAACACAAAATCAACATTCCCACGCCCATCATGGCAGGAGTGCGAACGCCACTTAGACAATTCGCTAGCTGTGTTCTTGTTGATGTTGATGACACCCTCGATAGTATCTTTAGTAGCGATATGGCTATTGGCAGGTATGTTGCACAAAGGGCGGGCATCGGTATCAACGCAGGTCGCATCAGGGGCATCAACTCTAAAATACGAGGTGGTGAAGTCCAGCACACTGGCGTTATACCGTTTCTCAAAAAGTTTGAAGCAACTGTCCGTTGCTGTACGCAAAATGGCATACGAGGCGGAAGCGCAACAGTACACTTCCCAATCTGGCACAAAGAAATCGAAGATATCTTAGTCCTAAAAAATAATAAAGGAACTGAAGATAATCGTGTTCGTAAGTTAGACTACAGTATTCAAATTAGTAAGTTGTTTTATGAACGATTCATCCGCAACGAAAACATCTCACTCTTCTCTCCACACGATGTTCCTGGTTTGTATGATGCTTTTGGCCTTGATAGATTTGATGAGTTATACAATGCTTATGAACGAGATGTGGATATTCCAAGAAAAACTCTTGGAGCTCAAGAGTTGATTCTCAATCTCTTAAAAGAACGTGCAGAGACTGGTCGCATTTATATCATGAATATTGACCACTGCAATTCCCACTCTTCATTTAAGGATAAGATCAACATGAGCAATCTCTGCCAAGAGATTACTCTTCCTACAGATCCTATTCAACATATTGATGATATTGATGGTGAGATTGCTTTGTGCATTCTCTCTGCTATCAATGTTGGTAAAATTAAACATCTTGATGAACTGGAAGAACTCTGTGATCTTTCTGTTCGTAGTCTTGAGGAATTGATTGACTATCAAGAATATCCTGTGAGAGTTGCTGAAGTCGCCACACTTAGTAGGAGGTCCCTTGGCGTTGGTTATATTGGCTTAGCGCACTATCTTGCTAAGAATGGTTGGAAGTACGATTCTCAGGACGCCTGGGATGCAGTACATAAACTTTCTGAGTCTTTCCAATATTATCTTCTTAAGTCTTCCAATCAAATTGCTAAGGAAAGAGGTGCTTGTGTAGACTTCACGAGAACAAAATATGCTGATGGAATTTTACCCATAGATACATACAAAAAGGATGTGGATGAAATTACATCAATACCGTATCATCACGATTGGGAATCTTTAAGAGCATCTATCTTGGAACACGGTCTCCGACATTCAACATTGTCCGCACAGATGCCTTCGGAGAGTAGTTCCGTTGTGTCAAACGCAACCAATGGAATCGAACCACCCCGCGATTACTTGTCCGTTAAGAAGTCAAAGAAAGGTCCACTTAAACAAATTGTTCCTCAGTATCAGACTCTTAAAAACAATTATACGTTGTTGTGGGATATGCCTAACAATCGTGGGTATATTAATATTGTTGCAGTTATGCAAAAATTCTTTGATCAAGCGATATCTGGAAACTGGTCGTATAATCCAGAAAATTATGCCGATAATGAAGTTCCTGTGTCGGTGATGGCTCAAGATTTATTGACGACGTATAAGTATGGTTGGAAGACAAGTTATTATCAAAACACTCATGATATGAAGAGTGATGAAATTGAAGACAAAAAGAATGCTTTAGAAAAATTAATCAGTTCAATCGAAACTCTGGAGGAAGAAGACTGTGACAGTTGTAAGATCTGAAAAAATAGAAGGCATGACAGTTTTTAATAAAAAGAAAACTGACACTAAGAAACAACCTATGTTCTTTGGTGCTCCTTTGGGAGTTCAACGATACGATTCGTATAAGTATCCCGTGTTTGATAAACTTACTCAAACTCAACTTGGATACTATTGGAGACCAGAGGAGATTTCTCTTCAGAAGGATCGCAGTGATTATCAAACACTGAGGTCAGAACAAAAACATATTTTTACTTCTAATTTAAAGTATCAGATCCTCCTTGATAGTGTTCAGGGTCGTGGTCCTGGAATGGCTTTTACTCCATATTGTTCTCTCCCAGAACTAGAAGCATGTATGAAAGTGTGGGAGTTTATGGAAATGATCCACTCACGTTCTTATACGTATATCATTAAGAATGTTTATTCTGACCCCGCTGAAGTATTCGATGTAATTCTTGAAGATAAACAAATTATCTCTCGTGCTGAGTCAGTAACAAAAGCCTATAATGATTTTATTTGTGCTGCTCAGGAGTATGGTAGTGGAAATTCATGGCAACATCAATTGGAAGGAGTTCCTTCTGCTCAAGAAACTCTTTATGAGTTGAAGCGTAAACTCTATCGTGCCGTAGCAAATGTAAACATTCTTGAGGGTATTCGGTTCTATGTTTCCTTTGCTTGTTCGTTTGCTTTTGGTGAATTGAAACTTATGGAAGGAAGTGCAAAGATCATCTCATTGATTGCCCGTGATGAGAACCAACATCTGGTTATCACTCAGAATATTCTGAACAAGTGGAAGGAAGGTGATGATCCTGAAATGAAAAAGATTGCACAGGAAGAGGAAGAAACTGTGATTGAAATGTTTAGGAAAGCAGTAGAAGAGGAAAAAGAATGGGCTCAATATCTATTTAAAGACGGTTCTATGATTGGTCTGAATGATAAACTTCTTACACAGTATGTCGAGTGGGTTGCTAATCGAAGAATGAAATCACTTGGACTTAAACCAATTTTTGATATTCCTGCGAAGAACAATCCTCTACCATGGACAGAACATTGGATCTCTTCTAAGGGACTTCAGGTTGCTCCGCAAGAAACAGAAGTTGAATCTTACGTCGTCGGTGGAATTAAACAGGATGTTAAAAAAGATACTTTCGCTGGTTTCAAACTATGAGAAAAAGAGAAATAGAAAAACTACAGAAACTCCTAAAGGAGGGTCCGAAAAGTCTATCTCAAGCGTGGATACTAGCGGCACTCAAAAGAAAATTCCAGACCCCTGGTTCAACTGAATAGATAAATACCAATAGTGTGTATTGATGTATTAAAATAAAATGTCTAAACAGGTCATCAATACTGGTTCGGTCCCCAATGATAATACTGGTGATACTTTAAGACAAGGTGCCACAAAGGTAAATGCAAACTTTACTGAAATTTATAGTACCTTTGGTGATGGCACTACTTTAAATGCATTTCCCAGCAACTCTGGTTACGCTAATACTGCGGGAGTATCTTCATACTCTTCTAGATCTGGTGTTGCGACTTACTCCTCGGTTTCTGGGGTTTCTACAAACTCAGTATATTTTAATAATCAACTTCCAGCATACTACTTAAATTATCAAAATCACACGAATACGCCTCAATTTTTATCGCAATTTGCCAATAACGTAGGATTTATTACTTCCACTGTTGGTCAAAATGGTTTTGTTTGCGGTGGAATCTTAACTGCAACTACTTATAGAGGCGATGGATCTCAATTAACTGGTATTGCAACTGCTACGTCAACTGGGGTCCTTCAAGCTCAAATTAATGCTCTCGGTACAAATCTAAACATCGTTGGTTTTTATGATGCCACTTTAGGTATTGTTACGGGATTAACAATTGTTGGACAGGGTAGAACATATATTGGTCTCGGCCAAACTCTTGCATCAGTTGGTATTGTAACTGGTGATTATTTTATTGTATCTATTGGTGGAACAGAAGTTGGAATTTCAACGTACTCTAATCCAGGAATTTCCAGTGTGTATTCTGGAGACTGGATTGTTGGTATAAGTAGTACAAAGTGGTCTATTCTTTCTTATTCGCAACAAGTTGTAGCTCCCAGGGCAACAAGATCCGACTACGCAAAGACATTAGATTCGGATTCGAGTGTCAATACTTCTGGGATTATTACTGCATCTGAATTTTGGGGAAACGGTGGAGCGTTAACCAATCTTACTTCCGCTTCTTCGGGTACGTATGGTAATTCATATACCGTACCTCAAATTCAAGTTAATAATCAAGGAAAGATTACTAATATTTCTAACGTTGCAATTGCTCTTACGGATATTGGAGCTGGTATTGGAACTGTATATTGGAATAAAGGTTTTACTGGAATATCAACTACTTCCAATGTTGGTATTGGCACAGAAATTGTAACAGAAGCGTTGGAAGTATATGGCAGTATTAAAATTACTCCGTTTTCATCTGGTGCTATAAAACTTTCCAATTCTACACAGATTCAATTTGGATCTAGTAATAATGCAGATATTTTCTTTGATGGTTCTGATTTTAAATTTCTGTCCGATAGTAGATTTACATTTACCAGTTCATCTGATACTTTAGCAAATTTTAATCCCAATGGATCCATTGAATTGTATTATGATAATAACAAAAAACTTGAAACAATAGGCGCTGGAGTCACAGTCATTGGTTCTCTATATGCAAATCAATTTTTTGGTAATGGATCTGCGTTAACGGGTGTTGTTACTAGTATCAATTCTGGAGCAAATATATCAATCGTTCGTTCGGGTGGTATAGTAGAAATAAGTGCTTCTGGCAGCAGTGGTGGTGGAACAGCATCATGGGGATTTAGCACATCAACGGGAATTGGTACTACTTCCAATGTCGGCATTGGCACAACCATTCCAACATCTACTCTTACGGTTAGGGGCAATTCCAATATTACTGGTACTTTAATAGTTGGCGGATTGTCAGTAACTGGAGTAACCACACTATCTTCTGGTAGAATACAAATACCAGGAACTTCTAATATAAAAATTGGTAATAGTGCTTTAGGTTCATCAACAGCGTCTGTACGAAATATTGGTATTGGTGATCTAAGTTTAAATTCTGTTACGGGTGGATTAGGACATAACATTGGTTTTGGTGAATTTAGTTTATATGGAGTTCTTAATGGATCATATAATTTGGCACTTGGAGACCGTTCTGGTCAAGAGTTGGTTGACGGATCTTACAATGTAATTCTTGGTTCTTTTAGTGGAAAGTCACCCACTCTGGATATTAGTCAATCCAATAGCAATATTGTTATTTCTGATGGTCAAGGAAATGTTCGCCAGTATATCAATTCAAGTGGCAATGTTGGTATTAAGACCACAATAGTTAAAGAAGCACTTACAGTTGCTGGTGTTGTATCTGCTACAAGTTTTTACGGAACACTCAATGCATCACAATTAACTGGATCACTTCCTGCAATTGATGGATCTGCATTAACAGGAGTTACCGCCGTTGGATCTGGTGTAG